ATGGAAAAACATATGCGAGATTCATGGCAGAAGATGATTTGGATATTTATTGTTCAGGTGGAAATGTAGATGTAATAGGTAACACAGCAACGGTACATTCAAATACTGGTGACACCACCATATCTTCTAATGTTGGCAGTATTAATATAACCGCTGGTGACGATATAGAACTAACACCGGGGGCAACAACAGCAGACCAAATAATAGTTCATATACCAGAAGGTAATGTTGCCGATTCTGGAGCAGATGGGGCTACAAAGGTGGCATATAGACTGTATGCGGCTGGGTCTGGAGATACTAGGTTTTTAAAAGTTACAAAGGCATAATTAGTTATATATAAACAATCTTAAAGGGAGAAAGTAATGGAAAAGAATGAAATGTTATCAAAACAAAAGATGGAAGAAGCATTACAGGCAGGTATGACTAAATATCTACAGACTTTTTACGATAGTAATTTTCAGAACAAATTATCAGAAGAACTTGTTACGGGTATAGGTATAAAAATTATACCAGAGATTATGAAAGTACTAGACCCTTGGATACCAAAAGAAGAAAATGAAACTAAGGAGGTTTAAAAAATGATTTATAAAGCTGGAACGGTACAGGTAACTCGTGGTTCCACAACTGTTACGGGTAACAGCACAGAGTTTTTAAAGTACGTCAGTAGCTTTAGCATGTTCAGAAGAACAGGAGACACCTCAACGTATATTGTAGACAGGGTTATTAGCCAAACAGAATTGCTACTGTCTACACCATATCAGGGTGTTTCTTATACTGATACTAGGTATTCTATTAACCCAGACAGAACCACAAACCTTGGGTTGCCACTGTTGAGTCCCAGCTTGCCAGACCCATCTTTTGTAGTGAATCAAGCGCTGGAAAAGATCGACAAGAACGCTGGTACATTCCTAGACTTCAACTCTTTATCTGGGGTAGACTACTCAGGTGAGACTGGATTCTACATCAGGAATGACTACCATTCAGACGAACTTAAGCTTGGTAGGGTTATAAAACTAACAGACAGTTCCGGTGAAGTAACATCATACGACTACGTTTCCAACAACTCTTTCTTTGATGCAGACGTATCAATCACACCCGTTGCGCAGGACGTTTATTACTCTGGAGAAACTGGTGCAGAAGAACAGTTGGTTAAGTGGGATGTCCTGTCAAACGAGAACACAGCAGGGTATGTTTTTATTAATACCGTTGACACTGCCACTAATCATATTGTTGTATCAGGTGAAAAGATCGGTTCTGATTGGAGTGCCGACGATGTACTGCATTGCTACGGACACACCATGGGTTTAGGTGAGATAGATACTGGACTTACATCAACAGTGGTGCCTTTAACTCAAGTAAGTGGCGAAGCATTAACTTTGTCAGAATTTAAAACAAACGACCTGCTTTATAATTATCAAAAGAACAGCTCTAGGGCTATTATCGCTGGCGGTGTATCAAGTTTAACAACCACAACATCAACAGATAGTTGGTCTGTTGGCGACAAGGTGTACACAATTAAAGCTGATATTAAAGTTGCAACACCAAACGTCGGTTCAGACGTTGAAAGCGTTGAATACGGGGCACAAAGCCAAATAGGAACTGACTCTGTTAAGAAAGATAACGTAGACTTTGGTATGGGTTCTCAACAGGTGTGGGCAGAAGATATACCAGTCTCTGCAAGTCCATTAGATGCCACCAATGTTAATGATGCTTTCACTGAACTCAACTCAGACTTCATCAACCACACAACAACAGGTGAAGCACACATTGGAAACGATGTCCACTTTGCTGACGATGGTCAGGGTGCTCATACCTTAACCTCAATTCACATGCAAGACGCCGTTAATGAGATAAAGAACAGGATAAATACGAGCGACTTTATTACGGGTTCTGTGGATTCATCTGAAGATGTTGAACAGTTTTACTCTGATGGGTTTATTAACTATCCCAACGCATTCATGAACAGTGGTGAACGTTGGTGTAGGATGGAGACAGGTACCAACGCTGGGTACGTTAGACAGATTGATAGTTTTGACAACACTGACGGTGAGTTTAACTTTGCAAGCGGCGAAGGGTTTACCTATGTACCATCTGAAGGCGATGTGTTTTCTGTAATTTTAACCTCTGAGTTAACTGGCTTAACTGGTGATACAGGTGCAACAGGTGCTCAAGGAATACAAGGAGACCCAAGCCAACCGACCAACCTCCTCCCCAATTCAGGCTTTGGTTCCTGTTCTAATTCTACCCTTGAGAATGTACCGGATACGTCTGACATGATTACAAACGGTAGTTTTGACTCAACCACTACTGGCTGGTCGCAAGTATCAGCAATACTTTCTAGTGTTTCTGGTGGAGCAGTTGGAAATTGCCTAGAGATTGCAAATGACGGAACTAATTATGGTCGTACCGAACAATCAATAACTACTGTAGATGGCAAATTATATAGGATTATTTTTTATTTTAAAAAAGGGACTGCTACGTCTGGACGCATTAAAATTGGTTCAACTTATGAGGCTGAGGATATATATCTTAATACCTTTACAGATGCAACATGGACTTCGCACACTGTTACATTTAGGGCGAATTCTACAACAACATATATAGCTATGTTAAACACATCTAATACAGATACGCAAACAAGTTATTGGGACAGCATTTCCCTCTACGAAGTAACCCCCGGCTTTATTGCAGCCAATAATTATGGGCCTGATGGATGGATAAAACCTTCAACGGGAATATTACACCGAGTTTTTACGGGTTGCGGAATACATGAACTCAGGCATGAACTCGGAGCGGCCGCGGAGAATGTTTTTTGGCCAAACTCTAGCACAATATATGAAAGCCCAAGTCACTATCTTAAATTTTCAGGTCGTCAGGTTGCGATGGGTATTAAAATTAAAACAGATGTTGCCGGTGTGTTCAGACTTCGGATTAACGATGGTGTTGGCATAACTTACTCTGATTATCATACCGGCGGTGGAGATTGGGAATGGCTGGAATGCACGAGGCTTGTTAGTGAATCAACAGATCTTTTCGTTACGGGTGTCGGGGTAAGTGGCGGTACAGTGTCAGATGTCGCATATTACAAAGAGCCTATGCTCATATACGGCTCTGTAATCGGTGAAGGGAATTATAGTCAGCCGGTGGGCGAGGTGGTGTGGTGTGATGCTACAAATATAGACTTAAATGATTATGTTTCAGCCTCAGTATCGGCAGATGTTGATATTGATATTGAGGCCCAGACGAATGGGATGATACCAAAAGGATTTAAAGCAATAAACATGAACATGAGGGGATTGTGCGGAACTGCTAATAAATATATTTCTTTAGGTGCTTATGATTTAAGGGTTTATAGCCAAGTAGTAAGCGGTGTAAATGCCGGTAGTAATTGGGTAAAGGACCATGACAATGATGGCAAAATCGCCCTACAAAGGAATGATACTTTTTCCGGTATAACAATCGGCATAACAGGGGTGCAGGTATCATGATTAATATTATAACAACAGAACAAATCGACACAGAAAAACAATACGTATTTATCACTCTTGACGTAGACGGTGAAACAATAGAACAGACAACCGTTCAACCGTGGAACACAAAAGAGCCTTTGTTGTCCGGCCAGGCATTAGTTGATTGGATTAAAACTCAAGAGGATAGATATAAACTTGAGATATTAAAAGACATGTATCCGGGCGCTGAACCTGACTTAAAAACGGTTGAAAGTTTTGAAACCTGGGTCAAGGGCGGCGCTGAAAAGACAGACAAGGGCGGTAAAAAAGAACAGGTTATAAAAAAAGCGTGGACAAATAAACACCCCAAAAGAATAGGGTTGAAGGCACGTATCAACGAAGCGAAAAGCATTAGCGATTTAAAAACTATTTTACTTGACATTGTTTAAATGTGCGTGGTGGCGTTATGTCTTTTAATAAAACTCAGTTTAGGACGGTTATAGAAGAAACTCTTAAAAAAATAGATAAGTATTCTGGTAATGCTGTTTGTCTTTTACTGGGTACCTGTGCTCAGGAGTCAGACTTTGGAACGTATCTGTACCAAATAAACGGCCCCGCCCTTGGGGTTTTTCAAATGGAACCCGCAACCATGCGCAGCCTTTGGTGTAACTACTTAAATTACAGAGACAACCTTGTTAGAATAATATACGGGGCCTGTGGTGTTGTTGATGCAGATGAGTACGCACTAAAAACAAACTTATCGTTTCAAATAATAATGGCTAGGTTTAAATATTACAAGGTAAAAGAAGCACTGCCAACAACCATAGAAGGCTATGCAAAATACTGGAAGACACATTATAATACTCATAAAGGTAGGGGAACAGAAGAACAGTTCATAAAAAACTATAACAGATACGTTTTATAAGGGGGGTTACATTGGAGTATTTTTCAGCTTTACTAGAGCACAAGAATATTGTTACCGACAACAAGGACTTATTGTGGTGTATAGTTGTGGCTTTGGTTGTTTTTTACTATGCCAATAAAAACAGTACCTGCCATCACCACGAAGATGTTTGTGGTAAGATTGTTGACATAGAAGACAACTACCTGTTTGTTGAGGAGTGTTTAAGATATTTAATGAGGCACATGTATTCAGTTTGTGCTGAACTTAAGTTAAAACCAGACAAAGAACCTACACATCAACGTAATAGAAGGGATAAATAGTGGTGTGTTTAAAACAACCAAACAACAAGAAGGTTTTTAGAAAGGGATTTGAGATGTTTAAAAAACTAGTGATACCCATGCTACTCATCGCATATGGGTTAATACTTACATTTACACAAGGTTGTGCGAGTAAAGAGGCTATCGTTAAGACTGGTTCTTTTAAGACTACGTTTATTGCGGAAAAAGGTAAGACACTTACCGGTTCTGTTGACTTGGATTTAATTAAAGAGGCCGGTAGTGGTAGTACCGACATTGGTATTCAAGGTGCTGAAACTGCTAACGTTGAAGGAACGTACTATGAGAAGAGAGTTGATCGAAAAGTATCCACAAGTTGTACTTGGCAGTCATGGTACTTTGTAGATGCCAACGGTAAACAACAGCACCGGACGTACTTGTCATTCTATGACGGTAGTTCTGCTATTGGTGATCTATTTGATACGGAAAATGAGGTTCCTATTATTCAGGACATGATGGACGAAGAAACTTATTACGGGCCTACAGTTGAATCTTCACCGTAGACTTTCATGCTGTGGGGTTGCGTAAAATACAACCCCACAGATGATTCTAAGTGTGCATATTGGCAAGAACAAACAATGTTAAAATTCCAAATAATATAAACACCGTGTTCATCCATCTCTCAGTAAACTTTTTCATACAACAACTGTCACCTTTCTTTTGTATTGTTTATACGACAAGTATTCCCACCCACCAACAGACATCGTATATCAGCAGTGACCGCACGAAACAGGCCCGTGTTCTGTTACCCACACCCACACTGTTGCTTGGTTGTGTCTTGGCTGGCAGTTTGAGCACGGACAGTACTGTTCTTTACCACAGTTAGGGCAGGTCATACCGTCCTCGCTATTTCTATTATCACCATCCATACTAGCAAGTCAATCTGTAGGAATATTCTTGTGTAAACCATCAGAATGGAACATCTGAATCATCAGCCACAGCATCACCACCACTGTAATCTGCTTCTTTATCTGTGTAACTGTTAGTTGAATCTTTTTTACCACAGAATTCAAAGGAGAACATTGAAACGCTTGAATAATATTTTTCCTCATATTTACGGTGCTCCTGCTTGCCAGTCACAATAATCTCACTCCCCTTCTTGAAGTACTTTTCAATTAGCTTCGCCTTATCGCCGAAACTCACAATTTGGTGCCACGTAGGGTCTTTATCTTTACCGTTATCTGTAGCCATTGTAAACTTGGTTACTTGCTTACCACCCTGTGTAAAACTGGTCTCAGGGTCTTTGCCAAGTAGTCCGTGTAATATAATTTGATTCATTACTTTTCTCCTATTTCTTTTATTCCTGTTATTTCATTTTCAGTATCATCACGCACAACGTTGTTTTTCGTCTTCTCACCCTCATACCATATCTCTCTCGCCTCGTCTTCGTCTTTAGCTTCTACAACATACGTAGATGTTCCACGGCTATAACCTGACCATTCAGTTTCTATTTCATATTTTGCCATTACTTTTCTCCTCTTCTTCTGTTCTCCATTTTATTAGGTCACCCTCACATTTAAATACTGGTATCCCAATCTCTTCAGCTCTAGCTATTTCTTTTAGTGTACCTTTAGAGTTTTCCCAACACCCGATAAGCAAAACAGCATCAGAAACCTCAAGCCATGCCATAGAATAGTCATAGAACTGCTGTACCGTAAAGTCAGAATCAAAATTATCAATAACATAACTCTTGTCGTGCCAAGGGCAAAACGGTGCGAAACCATTACCAAAAAGGCAAGCGCATGTTTTTTCACCAAGACCTATATTTTTAAGAACATCCAATACGTTGTCGGCACTGTATGGCCCTGCAACATAAACTCTTTTCATTTCACACTCCTCTTTTTTAAATTGTTAAGACGGTGTTTGTGTATTAATCACGTCAGACAACATATCTTCCAACCACCTAACATTTTTACTCCACCCCTCTTCAAATGTCAAAACCCCGCTCATCATGTCCTCCTGATATAAAGGCTCTACACCAGATATAGCCTCATATCTTTCAAATGCAATTTTCCACCCAATTGGCATGTCAACATAAATAGCCACGTTTGCCATCCCAATACATACTTAGTATTTCCGAAGTTGATTATTTTATTAAACCTATTGTTTCTTTTGCCAACTAGCTTCACCCATTATTCTTTTCTTTTCCCTGTCTGCAAACCAAAGAATCTTATTCAGCTCATATTCTATGTCATTTTTTGTACCAATCCTATAACACGCTTTGAATATATTCATGATCTGCCCGTTCATTTCCCTATACTCAATCAAGTCTTGAAGTTGTGTTGCTCCTTCTGGCAGGGCATATTGAGATGGGGTTGAGCCACCATTGCAACTACTTACGAGTGGTGGTTTATAACTTGGGCAAAGCATGCATTCTTTTTCAGCTGTATACATATGGCTAAACTTGTAACATTCTAGTGCTTTACACCATTCTGGTATATTTCTTTGCATATTTTTACCTTACCATGGCTAATTTGTTTAATATAGGTGGGCTTCAGCCCTTAATCATCCACCCACCCACCGCAAAACCTAAAATAAAATGTTAATTAATAACAGACTCTCCCTTTCTATTTTACGTTAATATTTAGTTTTTGTTTATTTACCGTCAAATCTCAAAAAAACCTGCCACGGAAAATTGAGACTTTTAGGTCAATATTAATATTACTGGAGCTGTTTCATTAGTTCATCAACCGTTGAAGATGTACTAATCTCCTGTTTAGTTTTAAGTATAATCACGACCCCGTTCCCGCAAGAGCTACAATGGCCAACGCCACCAATAAGTGACTTAAGAACATAATTATATATATCTATAGGATAGCAAGATTTATACTCTAAAAACTCTTTTTTTTCTTCAATATCACATTTTCTTAAAGCTTCAAATGCCTTGAATAAATCTGGGATGTTCTGGTGCCACGCATCACTCATTTCTCGGTTCCAACGCCTTGGGTTTAATAGTACGTTGTTATTCTCCATATTTTACCTCCAAATATTAATAAATTTGCGGTCTTCCCCTACCACCTTCAACTTTAGCCTTAAAATTATTTCTTTTACGAACCGCATCTCTACTTTTTACACTACAAGAAGGACAATGTGCTTTTCCACCACTTGGTTCTCCGCATTGTTGGCACCTTTTTTCGGCTTTCATCTTTAACTGCCAACGCCTTTGTTTGCTTATCGAGTCGGTGTTTTCTGTTTTCATCTTAACCTCATGTTTCCATTATACCACATTTAGACAGAAACTATCCATTTTATTTTTCATATCGGTACTTTTGTCAAAAATCAATTCTGAGCCACTTAAATTTTGCATTATTGGTGATATCAAGCTTAGCGACACTTGCTGTATAATAATAGCTCTATAGTGCCTTCTCGTTCGTCTGACGGCAATTTACAGGTGGTGCCGTGGTGTCTTTTACGATAATATCACAAATTACCCCTAAAATGACAAGTCTTCCGTTAATTCATGTTGTCTCACCTTAACATCCTTAATCCTTCATAAAAACATCTTGTTTAATCTTAGTTACCTTCAGTAGACATTTCTTACAATGCACCGCACCGCTGTCATCTGAATGTCTGTCCTGTACCCCTGCTAATACCTTGTCACATAATGTACACCTATAATACGGTGTGTCCGCAACCACCTTAAGTCTTGCCATTGCTTCTGCTTCATTATCCATTAGTTATCCTCAACTTCGGACTTACGATGTTTACTGCTGATTGATTCTTTGTGTTGTTTTATTGCAACCCTTACATCTTTTACTGCCATAGGATGACTTGTCTCATGTAACCTCCAACCCCTGCCAGTATACGAGTCCCTACAGATACATAGGCCAGTGTAGTAAGCTTTGTCGTTTAGGCTCTGTAGGTGGTCTAGTAGTTCTGTGTCACTGTCACATTTAGCAATTGCTACTTCAAGAATTTTAAGATCGTCAAAAAATCCTTCAATCAAAACATCGTCCTTAATAAACCTTGCATATTTTATCATATTTCTAAGCTCTTTCATTTCGCCTCCATTGCTTTTTTGATTAAATCACGAATTTTACCTTGATTATCGTTTTTTATGTTATGTTTTTCACCATCAATATAATATTCCAGCTCTCTTCCCCTGTGGGTTGTTGAAATATCAAACCAAGCGTTTTGCAACCAATCAAGCACATTACTATCCTCCTTTAGCTTCTCAACTTCACCATCAAGCTCATAAAGCAGGTCACCCAAATCTCCTATATGACCGTCACTCTCGCAGTACTGGCTTAAACGTTCTTGTATACTGTCAATTGGTTTCATTTTTATGTTATCCATTACACCCTCCTGTTCCATGCTTCAACTGCCTCTTCTGGAGTATCATACCAACAAAATGAACTTCCACAGCCTGTATTTGAGCAGTAAATAGTATAGTCTGTCTTACTTGAATCACCAAAATTATGAGGTCTAATATCTGCCTCGCTACCGCAGAATGGGCACAATTTTATATCTTTCATTTTATTTCTCCTTGCCATACATACAGTTTTCGGTTTTAATATCAAAAAACTCACAAATAGAACCTTGTGGGCAGTCACAGACACCACGTTCGCTGTCTTTCTTTTTAAGGGCTGATTCTAGCAAAGAAACGTTGTGACACAGTAAATCCCAAGAACCTAAACTATCAACCTGCTTATTAAATTCAGAATATATTGCATTGTCTACTTCTATTAAACCTTGACGAATGTTTTCAACTATACTTTTCATTTTATTTCTCCCTTAAATTCATCTGGCATTTTTATTCTTTCTTCTATACACTCAAATTCATCTCTCTGACCGACCTCTTCAGAACCCGGATATGACCACCCACCACCATTCTCCCAAATATCTTCCCATTTTAACACAGCCCAATCCTCACTCTCATCCAATTTTACAAAATAGAACCCACCTATAACACGATTGTTTTTTTGAATTATCATTTTATCACCCCTATACCCTCTGTTAATTTGTTTAACTTCTTGTTGTCTATCGCCTCATGTTCGACCCTTTTGACAGTGACTTTGAAGTTGTTGACAAAATCTTTGCACATAAAAGTTAATTTATCTGTAGGAGCATGACCTATAGCCAGAATACCACCACAGTCAATGATTGCTTTTGTTGTAGCTTCATCGAACTTAGCCTTTTCAACACCAACTCTGTTAAGCTCTTCAATAACATGCTGCCATGCCTTGAGTGCATTGGTATCAGAAGAACCTTCAATTATCTGCTGAAACGCATGTAATCTGGGAAAGTACTGTAAAAACATTGATTCTTCTATTGCTTTGAATATCTGCTCGTCAGAATAGCGGTCTAAAGCACGGATATACAGCTCCTGAGATGTTGACGATAACGTTTCTTTGAAATAATCTGCTAATATTAGTAATCTTTTTAATACTTCAATTTTGTTCTTCATTTTGTTCCCTTTCTTCTTCTATTCTTTTTTCTTCTAGTAGTTTTGCAAATACTGGTTCTGCACTGTCAAAATTACCGGGTGTTACGCTTGAAACAGTGTTGTTGGTTTCTGGCTGATTTAAATAACCATTAAACTTATTACCATAAAGTGTTAATGGTTTTAAATGTTTTTCATAGTCTGTTCCTCTCCACTCTTTAATCTTTATGTCATGTACTTTTTTAAAATCATCTAATGTGTGACCCTCACCAAACCTAGCCCTTATTTTTTCTTTATGTTTGTCAGTGTCTTTAAAATTTTTACCAAGTTTTTTGTTTAAATCATCTATTACTTCTTTGTATGGAATTTTAGGTACAACATCTTTTACATCTTCAGGTACATTTACATCTTCATTTGCACTTCCATTTACAATTACAGAGTTTGCTGTTGTCTTTGCCGTCTTGTTTGCCGTAGCAAATCCACCCTTAGAACCAGAAATTGAACGCTTTAGTGACAATATATTATCGTCTATCATCCTTTTTTGTGATAGTATGTTGTTTTTTATATCCAACTGTAAAACATCTTCTTCAATAAGGTCTGTTAGCGCATCGTAAATAACTTCCAAAGAAAAGTGCATATGTTTTTGGAGTTTTATAGCAAAATTTTCAATTTGGTCATTAGTTTGGTGGTTCTTTTGCCGTAGCAAGATAGTCCCATATTCTTTTGACTTATGCATAGCACACATAACAAAAAGATAAACGCCAACAGATTGTGCAGAACATTCTTTAAGTTTTTCATCTGTCAATATATCCTTAACATATAATGGGATATATGGTTGGTCTCTAAGAGCCATTAAAATACCCCCTTGTGTAACTTATTATACTTTGGTTTAAGCTTTTTTATCAACTTTAACTCATAATCAAAAAAACCCTTTTCCATTGGTAGATAATACAATTTACACATTTTGCCATTTGAACGTATTTTTGATGGTATTTTATGGCACTTATATCTTTGGGCTAAATTAGTTGTACATCCAACATAAACAATATCGCAATCATCCATTTCATACTCGGTTAAATTGCCATATGTTTTTTTATGTTCAACTAGAACATAAACAGCTGATTCTTTTTTTAATGCACCCCAATCAAAATCACACCAATATATTTGTACCATCCTTTTTAAGAAAACAAGCCTTAATCGTTCTGACCTTAAATATTCATTATGTTCTAAATAATTTACAAATGCCAAATAAAAAACATCTTTCAATCTTTTCATTGATAGCATGTTAGATTGTAATAAAATTAACATAAGTTCTAATAATGTTTCAAATTCTGCATTACCCCCGTATTCTTTAATAAGTTTTTTCCTATCATAATCCCCAAATTTACCAATAAAGTCTTCAAAAGCCGTAAAATCATAAGATAATTCTTCCATATCTACCTCCAAAAAAATTGCCATAAAAAAAACCCAAGATGGCGCAGTTTAGGGATTGTGTCCCTAACACCTTGGGTTTCTAATATGGCATTTTGATACTTCATATTACATACCCCTGCGCAAGGAATGGTGTACATCTATAGTACACAAAATCAACGTACACCCATTCCATTGTTATGTCAAGTCAAACATCCTAATTATTTAATTGCTTTCAAAAGTGCAATTCTCCAACCACACAGTAGTGGTATACTTAACGGGCGTATCCCGTTTAAGCTATAAACCATTGGCTTTTTTTGTATACACAGACCATAGCTACCAAAAAACAATCTTATCCATAAAACATCTTCAAATATGAATCCATAAACAATCTTATAGTTAAAGTTTTTTACTTTACTTGGTATGTAATTAGCGTGTCCAACATAATATTCCACGATATCTCCTTATTAAACAGCCTGTTTATTTATTTTCATCTTCTGTTGAATCACCCATAACTTGCCAATCACAAGCATCATAAATATCAATAGGGCAAGTATTAGGTTTGTCATCATAAAGTATAAGCTCACAACACTTATCACATCCAACGCAAAAGAACTTTCTGTTGGTTTTTGTTTTCATAGCATCTCCTTTTGTTAGTCAAACACATCAAATAAACAAAAAATAATTAGTGATATCAAAAACACTCCATAAACCACACAAAGTCCAAACCACCACTGCTCTGTTATTTTTTTTGCTATATATTTCATAGCACCTCCTAATACGTTATCATTTTTATACCGTGTGCCTTTGAGTGACAAACTTGACAAAGCAAAACGCAATTTTCTACAGTATTCCGTCCACCTTGCGATCTAAATACTTTGTGATGCACTTGTAGGTTCTGGTTTGAACCACACTCAGCACAAATACCGTCGTTAAGATTATAAATATACTCACAGAAATAACGATATATAATATTATAATGCTTAGGACACAGATGATATTTAAAATACCCATTATACTTCTTTTTAGCTTTGGCATTACAGCCTCCAAATTCACAAATTTTCACTTGCTTAACATCACCCCTATAACGCCTATTAACGTGAAAAACAGTAATGCGATAGCAAACCCTCCCCAGAAAGGGAACAGTACCCACCACCACGACCACGCTATCACGCTTGTAAGTTTTAAAATTATAAAAACTATACCAATTACACCGAAAAGACCTATACTGTCGGCTGAACCTTTTTGATTTAACATCTTATTCTCCTTTTAAATTTCATTTAATTACCCCCAAACTAACGAATATGTCCAAATAGCAAGACACACGCCAACAATAACACTAATAACGTCTGTTGCTGAGTGTGTTTTCACTACCCTTGGGTATTCGTTTACAGACAAAAATATTGCCCTTAACACCACGTTTATAACATACAGCCAAAACATTACCTTAATATAAAGCTCCATTCTATTCTCCTTTACCAATCAATTTCTTCTACCCTTGGTTTTACATCTCATCATGATTTGTCATTTTTATTGTACCCTGTTCGGCACCCCCGGTATCCGAAAATGTTCTTGGGTGTGATGATAGGTACTCAGCTGCCATCAATTCGAGAGCACGATTTGCCTTTTTGGTTTCACCGTCAATACCAGCTTGGACCAAACCATCGCTAACTATTTTCAGCTGTTCTTCACTTCCCATATTGAAAGATAAATGTAAATTCAACTCCCCAGACGTATTACTTGAGTCTCTAGCTTTTCTTTCCTTATCATCTTTACCAATAAACGAGTCAACGTGGGGTATAGTTTGGTCACTCTCAAGCTGTGTACGTAAAACCTTAACCGTCTTATCGCTGAGTCCAACGCAGGATGCAATATAATTGTTGGCTCTCTCTGGGAACTGTTTCAACAGTAACTTGCCCGCTGCCCTTCTCTCTGTAATGGTAAGTGGAAGACATAAATGTTTTGTGTTTGATGTTATTGCTTCCTCAAGGGCTTGGCAAAAAAGACCCTCCTTGCGTTCAGCCCATATGTGATCTTGACCAAGGTTAAGCCTTGCAATCCTACGGTGTGATCCAGCCACAAGGCATGGTTGAGTGAAATCTCGGTCTGTTATATCATAAACTACTATTGGGTCTGTGTCGTCAATATTTTCCATCAACGTCTTAACGTGATCTTGGTTTATCTCCCGAATTTTAAGCGAAAGTAGCAACTTAATATCGGAAATCCGAAGTTGTACAGTTTTAGCCATTTAATTCCCCTCTCTGTTTATCTCAATCCAAGTAGCTACCTGCTCGAAGTCTTCTTGAATTGATTCTGTTATTAAGTTTTCTTTTTCTTCTTCTGTTTCACAACTAGACAACTCATCGTCATCTATGTATAAATATTGTGGTCTTGAACCACCGCAATATCCATCGTCTACTTGCCATGTTATTTTCACTTTACCTCCCAAAATCGTACCCTCTGGTTAACTAAAAATTGTTTTAGTGCTCCGTTTACCAACTGTTCCTTGTCGAATGATTTAAATTTTATAACTACAAGTTCACCTATTGTTTTCTTAATGGCAGGTGTTGCTGTTTTGTGTTGCTCATAGTACATTGCAAGGTCTTCGGCTCTGTTGTTTGGTACTATTATTTGGCTTTGCTTAGACTCTACCTCTAAGTCTTTTACTTGTTTATCCATACTTATTATTTGATATCTTAAAGCACAACAAATAATAATTACCATACCAGCTAAAACAATAGAGATATCTTTCATTTAGCCACCCTCTTTTTCGACTTCTTTTTCGTTAATATCGTTTTACTTGGCACCTCATCGACCTGCTTAATCTCAAGACCGAGATGGTCAAGTATAAGCTGAACCGAATCTTTGAGTGATATCTCTTCTCGTTGGAAGTAGCTGTAAAATCCAACCGTGGCCTTAGTTTCACCGTATGGTATTTTTAGCTTGTCCTGTATTGAAGCAATATCTACCCTAACCCTGTCTGTTATCCTCTTCTCAATCTTTTTAAACATATCATCTCCTTTATAAGCCATCTTTCATTGTTGAAAGCATACTCTTTAATACTTCTGGTTCACTTTTACTGTCGTTAAGAAAGTCAATAGAACCCAGCCACTTGTCTTCGTCAAAACCGTGCATTGATTCTACCTGATACAATTTATAGAAATACTTCTTCAGCAGTTCACACTCTGGCTTATCAAGTCCAATCTCACCAACTATGGCCCAGAACTGTCTGTTGAATTTCGCCTGTTCATCCGTGAATGTCTCTTTCTCCGGTACTGCATTAAAGGGGTCTTCAATAAAAGCCATGGCCTCATCAAATGTAAGTTCAGACATTTTTTCAACACCAAGTCCAGACATGTAGGTTTTGAGGTAATCTTTATGTTCTTCATCTCTTGCCTGAATCGCATTGATAGACTTAACCTGTAATGATTTGATTCCTGCGGTCATTACATCTTTACCATTTAGCTTGATCTTCTGTGTCAGCTTGCGCGGTACTTGCGCGGTACTTGCGCGGTGCTTGCTTGGTTCTTGCTTGACGACTGGTTCCTCTGTGGATTCTTCACTCGCACTGAAGGTTGTTGCTTTGTCATCTTCAGCTTCAACACTCATATCAATAACTGGTATTACTGGCTGTGAATCATCCATCTCTGGGTTGATGTCTTCCGGTTCTGGAAGTATAATGTTTTTTGAATGGTGTAACCCTAGGTTTCCATCCCTAAGTTTCTGATACTGGTCTTCGTTAATATTGGGATATAACCTAACAATATAGTGTGTTTGGGGTGCCGAATTGGCACTACCACCACCAGTCTTCTGTGGTGTCCTCTCTAGAAGTAGTGGTATTAATGCAAACCTGTTCTCACCAGTTATGCTTTGGATGTAATCACCAACATGTTTTATACCAGAATTTATTGAAACGGTTGAGTGAAAAGAGCCTGTGTCTAAAGAATAGCACCACCCCATGGATACCTTGGGCAACATGAAGAATAAAGACCCTCTTAAGCTACACTGACCAGAATCAAGTTTCTCACAAGGGCAGTTAATCTGTTCAATCAATCCATTATCCTGTTTCCTCCACGCTATCTCTCCGTCACCCTTACACTTGACACCAACCGAACCACCATACCACTTGTATGACTGGGGGAAGACAGATTCTATCCGATTCACGGGGAACATTATTTGTAGCTGTTTTGGTTTATCCCCGAACACCTCTTGAACATCTTCAGGACAGACGAAATAGTCAGTCTCTTTTGGGTACTCTTTACCATTTTGATTTTTTACCTTAATACCCAACCTTATCTTACCCCGCCTCGGCATATATCTTATGTCGGATAATCCCCGTATTTTGGTGATTGATGGAAAACCTTGTCTATTCATTTCATCTCCCTTAATTGTTGTTTTTTAAGTTTTTGGTGATATCTAACATGGTCTCCGGTACATGAAAATAGCATAAGATTGGAAGTTTCATTATTGGTCTTATTTTCGTCAATATGATGAACAACTTCTTTTTTAGTTAATTCACGCCCTATATGGTTAGCCATTATAACCCTGTGAAGAAACGTATCGTTGTCCGCACCCCTTTCTTTAAACACAACATATCCCATTGCCCTTACACTTAAACCCTTATATTTATGTCGTAGTTTATAGTAGTTTAAGCGACTTTCAGCACGTGTTCTAGTTTTTATTCCTGAATTTACAAAATAATTTGTAATAGAACGTTGTGAACACTTAAATAATTTTGCTATTTCTATTTTACTCCATCCATTTTCGTATAAACTTTTCCACTGTTCTTTAACTGATTGTTTAATACACTTACGACTCTTAATCTCTACACCAACAGATTTAAGGTGTTGCAAAACCGTAGTGTTTGAACACCCATATTTTGTACCTATTTCCATTGATGTTATTCCTTTTTCGTACAACTTTTTCCATTTTTCTTTAATTGATGGTTTAACATACCTTTTGTTTTTGACATCAACCCCAACAGATTTAAGGTGTTGATTTACAGCATATTTTGAACAACCGTATTGTACACCAATTTCTCTTGTTGTTAACCCTCCTTCATATAAACTTTTCCATTTTTCTTTAGTAGATGGTTTGATGTATATTCTGTTTTTAACCTCTGCGCCAACAGAATTAAGATAGCTACAAACAGTAGTAGGTGAACAACCATATTTTAAACCTATTTCTGTTGTGGTTAACCCTTTTTCATATAAACTTTTCCATGGTTCCTTAATCGATGGTTCAATATATGTTCTGTTTTTTAACTCTATGCCAATGGATTTGAGATACCTAGAAACAGAAGCATATGAGCATCCAGAAATTTCACCAATCTCCCTTAACGTCAAACCTGATTCGTACATTTTCTTCCAATTTTTCTTGATTTTCAACGAGACTACTTTAACCATACCAACCCCCAATAAAAAAGCCAAAAAAATCCACAGGAGGCTCGGATACCAGCTTTAACACTGATAACTCCCATAGATTTAATTGACTATTTTTATTACTAATTATTTTCACTACGTCCTCCGAGCATAAACTTGAGGGAAGCTTACACCGTTATTATTGTTTTGTCAAGAAAAACTGTTTATCTTTATAATTTAACCTTGTTGATTGACTCTTTAAATGACTTGGCAGACTCTTTGCTTATTTCAAATGATTCACCACCGATTGTAATTGGGACTTTTCTTGATTCGACATACCACTCATCAACATTAAACAACTCGTCAAATGTTATGTAGCCACTATTATCCCACACTACTCTTTGGAATTTGTCGTCTGTTTTGATTACATAAGAACTACAAATACCATATTTAATCTTTTCACCAAATTCTGCATGTTCCCATGCTTCTTTAAATTTCATTGTTTTCTCCTTGTTTTGCGGATATACGCAGGTTACTGTTTTGTTTGATCTGTTGTTAACAATAAAATGTGTACAAAGTCTACACCCGTCACTACCCACACCATTTTGTGTACCGAAAGGGCACGATGTTGGGCAAAATAAACCATCATATTTGTACTCAATCTCATTACCCTCCACAATCTCCCAGTCACCATCGTTGAGACAAAAACTGTTAAATTCATCCCTAGCGTTCTTGATGCCATAATCGTTAATAAAGCTGAAGCCTCTTCCGTTGATTCTACCCACACCGCTTAGGTTAAACCCTAAAACACCATACCATTTACCCGCTGTCAGATAATCCACCAGCTTACCTTTAAAACTTTTTATTCTTGCATAATATTGTGTCATCATACCACCTTCCTTGCTGTTAAGTGTAATGTTTCAGACAAACCTTCTTTTTTCTTTTTAATATTAACAGAAACAGTGAAGTCCCGTGTAAACCCCTTCTTTGTGTTGAGTTTTTCAAGTCCCCTGACTATTGGTATCTTTATTTCTTCTTTTAACAGTTTGAATTTCTTTTCCTGCGCACGATATGTGTCGTACAGTATCAAGTCCTGATTGAAGTCATCGTCAATAATTTCTGAGGTCTGCAATCTTTTCTCAAAGTCTTTTTCAATTTCCGTCCAACATATCTGGTTCCACTGGCAGTAATCACACCGCCATGATTCACCAATCACATAGTCTCTTTCGTGAAGTTTACCTTCAACTGCAAATTTCTCAATTTCTAAGAACCTATTGGTACACAGTTCAGTTATACGTGGTAGCACTACGTTAAGAATTTCCACCTCTTTATTACTGTTGGCTTTTTCATACACAACCATAGTGTCAAGGTCTAGGTCATAGTACACGAGGTACTCCACAAATGCTGATGTGTTCTTGTTCTTTATTAGTATAGTAGCCCTGTTTATTCCGTACCCTTCAAGTAACAGCCCCCTTAAACCCCAAGCGGTCTGTGTAAAGAATGATAGCGGTAAGCCACTGTCCCACCATTTTTGAAATGCGAAACAGCTTATTGCCTTGTGCTCAAAGAGATACTCGGTACCCATTAAATCGGTTATTATGCCATCAATGTGGGTATGCATGTGCTCAGGTGGTACCCACCTACTACTGTCTTTACCCTCTGCAACCGACCCGTCTGATTTATAACTTTCTTCACATTGTGGGCACATATAACCTTCTAGGTTTATCCCCTTAACTGGGATGTTCATAGTAAACTGGTTGCTGTGGTGCCGATAGCTTGTCTTGTTAATCCTTTTGATGCTGTTGGCTTCTTGGTCGTTACCATCCTCAAACACACCATACGCCCTTGATGACATCCCGTGCTTTGTATAATTTTGCCTGTGATAATCCATTTGTCTTAAACATCTTTCAGGGTCAGAACTTGACGGTCTTGCCCGATAAGCCTGTTCTTTTTCTTCACCTTCAATCTTTAGGCTGTCATTTACGACTTCAGCTAGCATTCTCTTTCTCCTCTTCTGCTTTTGATAGTATATATTCTTCTATCTGAAGGAATGCGTTTTCATATGTTGGGCCAGTAAAGTGCACCTCAAATACACTATTCCAGATACCACACTTATCTTCTATTTCACCATCACACCATCTGTGTCGTCTAAAATAAACATCAATATACCCTTCTGGGAACATTTCAAAAGCCTTCTTACTTGCTTGGTCGTGTGTCATTGGTTTCTTTTTCATTACATAACGTCCTTTCCGTCTGTTCCAACTGTTGTGTAACTATTTTTTTTAATACAATGTCTAACGTGGTCATCACCAAACATGCGTAGCACCCTGTAAACCAATCTTGCTAAGAATTTACACATGCCATCTGCCACACACACAGAGAAGAACCTACCGTTGACGGTTTTTCTGTGCTTCTGGTCAAGAAGTTCAAGGACAAACAGTGTGTACAGAGCATCATGTTCAAGAGATGACCGTATGACAGACCGAATGTCGGGGAAGTAAGTTGCACCATCCCAGACAAAACCAGTCTTTACATGTACCCTTCCGGTTGTCATTAGTTTAATAAAACCGTCTTCAACTGATTTTCTGAGCTTTATACCTGTGTCGAAGAAATAATCCTCAAGAAGCCGGTACTTGAATAGACTTCCTTTTGGCAGAACTTCATATAATATGCCGTTGTGCCCTTTGATTAGATTTTCTGTGTGCTCAAACTTATGTTTTCTCATTTACCCTCCGTTGTTGTTTGATGCCTAAATTATTGGTGCCTCTAAAAAACTTTCCTCTTGGTCTAGGTCGGTAGGGGACTCACACATGCAACTGTAGCAAACAAATCCACAGTGAACCGGATGACCACATTTCTTACGTGGCTTTATGGTTATGTTTGACAGCGCAAGGTTTATTGCTTCCATTATATACGCTTTACTGTATTCCTTCATTTTGGACATGCTAAACCCCCATTACACCGTTGGTTATAATAAGCTCATTAGAGCAAGTAAACGTAATTTTCAAACTCTTTTTGTACTGTTCCGTAAGCTTACCAATAAACTCGTAAAACTTATCCTTACCGTCACCCCTGAACACAAATGCACTCACCATACTTTTAACATGAATACCTTTCTTCTCAAGTCCTGCAAGCCCTTGTGCCGATACATTTGATTTAGCAAGGCTACGACCCAGGTGAGCATGAAAAGCCCTGTGAGATGACCAGTACCGCCCCGCTGACTTGGTAAACAGGTCATCTGTCCCACAGATAGCAACACCCATTGATATTTTATCGTCTGATTCTATTTTGCAGACAGTAATAGGCCCGATGCGGGTAAACTCTGTTACGGCTTTTAGTCTTGACAGCCCTTCAGCCTTATCTGTGATAAACTTTAGTTTTTTCGAATATACGTTATTACACATTGTTTTACTCCTTAATATTAAAAGTGTCCCTCAACCAACCCTACCCTTGTTTAGCACCATGTTCTCAGGATTGAAAGTAGCCTCGTAACTCGGATAATAGTCGTCGATATTTCTTGTCCCTACACGAACAACTACCAAGCCTGTTTGTGTATCAATAATCTCCACAACATCGTCGGTTTCACCATATTCACCGTCTGTTTTATACACACAAACAACTTCAATTGGACTGAATGAGTTTTTAACGTCACGTTCAGATACAACAAGCCCTTTCATACAAGACCTGTAGCCGCCTTCAGGGTCTTCTAGTGCCGTATAAACAATACCGTCTAGCCTAAAGTGTATTGCGTTACAGTCAATAATGTCATTACAAAAATTTTTAGACTTTTCAACTCCAAAATCAACACCATCTAATACATGTTTTCCAACTAATTCTTTTAATTCCATAATTTTCTCCTGTAATTTCATCTTATTAAGCGATTCCTTGAATGATTTGGCTGATTCTTTGCTTATCTTGAAGGATTCACCGTTAAAGGTTACGTCGACCTTATCCTGTAATACTTCCCAGTCGTTGCTCTCTAAACACCCCGCCTTATCTCCATTGTTGTATTTTAGGGGTTTTTTTGTTATTGAGTAGTGCTCCACGATTTCTCCGTTAATATCTGCACGTCTACCTATTGTTTCACCAACTTTTGCTTTTGATAATGCTTCGTATGCTTTCATAATTTTCTCCTTAAGATTTATAATACAGTTTGTTTGTATCTCTATTATACCACATATTGACAAAAACTATCCATTTTATTTTTCTATAACAGTTGATACATGGCAGAAAGTTCTACAAAGAACCGCCTTACTTTTATGCGGGGTATCCCAAGCATGATACAAGCTTTGGTGATTGAAGCTTGCGTGGGTTTTCCTGACTCAGTACAGAACAACCTAAATATTGGTTCTGGACAATAAGCAAGCATGTCTAGGAAGATAACCGTGTCTTCACTTAATTCTGATTTGATTGCATCCATAAGGCTGATACGCTCATGATAAAGAATTTCTGGCGGTGTGTGTGTCTTCGGAACGTACCGTTCTTTCGTGCTACCGTTAAACATGCTACTTCCAAAGAAATCGTCAATGTTTTCGTCTGAGTTCACAAGACTTGTGTTGATTGTTGTCATGATTTTCTCCTTAAGGGTTGATTTTAAGTTGTTAGTTGGGAAGTCGGTTTATCTTCCCTTGCAACAGCCAGACCAAAACAAAACCCAAAACAGGCAGCGTTAAATAATGATCCGTTAATCATAAATGGTACGTTCACTAATGCACATATTAAAATAATTACTAAGTCCACGATTTTCTCCTTAATTGGTTTATTTAAAGTAAACAAGTAAATCTTTGATAGTCTTTTTTTCTGAGCTTGACAGTCCGATTGGTTTGACACCACCATCTGTTTCACTGGTAACCCCCACCCACTCTCTAACAGAGTTTTTGTATAGAAAGTACAGCCTATCCTTATACTTATAGAGTATCATTGTTATCACCAACATATATTTTATTACTGTCTTTGTCGTGTGGTCCTGTAAAGCCTTGATCTGTTTCTGATATAATTTTCTCAATAAGTTTTATGAAGCTTGAAATTTCTGAGATAGCTTTTGATTTCTTCTTAGTACCGCTGTCAATATTGTGCAAAACAATACCAATAGCACCACATCTATTCCTATATATGCCAACATTGAGGGGGCACCTTCCTCTTAACCCCATACAGTCATGCGCAAGACAGAACCCACAAGCTTTCCAGTATTCTTGTTCATAACCACCATCCGGTGCATTGTCGTTTTTGACACGGCTTAGAATCTCCTCCCATTTGTGCAGAGATGAGTAATAGTGTTCTAAAATTTCTGGCTTATTCATTTGTTCTCTCCTTAACATCGTATTTACGAAGTTGATTAATGTGTTTATTTTATTACTATACCAGTTATTTCTTTAAAGATTTTAGCATCAAAGTTTGGCAATTTCTTAAAGCTGTTTTTTTCTTTTTCTGTAAGTTTCATATTTTTGCAGGCATCAATAAAGCTATATTCTTTGAGGTATCCTTCTTGACAATAAAATTCTGGGTGCTCGGTTTTTTCTTCATCGGTCATATCTGATTCATTAACCCACACTGTGAGAATAAACTTTTTTTCTAAAACATTAAAAGCATCTGAGTTATACCAATTACTATAACTCCAATCTGAGTCTTTGTTGAAAAGTCTTAATTTTGGCTTGTTTGTGTTAAAAATTCCGCTGTTCCTGTCTCCGCTGTTCATGTCTCCGCTGTTCCTGTCTCCGCTGTTCATGTATCCGCTGTTCATGTATCCGCTGTTCATGTCTCCGCTGTTCCTGTATCCGCTGTTCCTGTCTCCGCTGTTCCTGTCTCCGCTGTTCATGTCTCCGCTGTTCCTGTCTCCGCTGTTCATGTCTCCGCTGTTCCTGTCTCCGCTGTTCCTGTCTCCACTGTTCCTGTGGCCAGTATTATTGGTGCCAGAATTACAAACAACTAAAACCTCTTGCCACGATAATTCTCTTAGTATTTTTATTTTATCCGTACAGATTTTGC